GTCAGGAGTTACGCCTTCGGCTTTTGCCAGGTACGTCTTACGCATCCAGAAGTGGTGGCAACGTGCGCCTCCTTTGTATAACCAGATGTCGTATGTTGATGCACCACGTGGCCCGAATCCTGCGTTAACTTCTTGCTTACGCATACGCATAATGTCCTCCTTGCGGTAGACCTTCTTTGCGCTTACCATCAGCTTACAAAACTCACGGCTATTGGTCTTGGTAGTTCCCGGCGCGTAGGAGTAACGAATCTTGTACTTGCGGCCGTCTTTGGTTTCACCGTCTTGGTCAGACTTAGCGTTTGGGAATGCTTCCCCGGTCTTAGCGAACTGCAAAATAGAATCCAAATACTCTTCCTGCTCGTAATCTACCGGGCGCTCGTCCACCAAGTCCCAATTGTCTAAATCTTCGTCTTCGCCAAACTCGTTCAGCGTTTCAAACATTTCGTTTAGCACTTCGTCCGACACGTCAGCAGACAAAGCAACGCTGCTATCCTCAACGCCTGTATTCTCTTCAATAACCTCGGCAGGAGCAACAATCTCCTCCTTAAACTCCAACGGCTGCAACGTCTTAAAATAGATGTTTAGAGACGCTCCGTTGTAAGATAGCACTTGCTCTATTGCATCCAGGATAATCTCCTGTAAAGGGCGGATAACCACGTTATCGAACAGGATAGATGCCGTCTTCAACTCGTCAGCATTGTTACCTAGGCCGCTATTGTCCTTAATACCCAAAAGCATCGGAGACGTTACACGGTGGCCTACCATAATCTTCTGCGTACATTCAGACGAAAGAAATTGGTACTGCTCGCTTGCGTCTGATAATTGTACGGGTTCGATTGTTGCTGCGAGTTCCTTGTTGTCGTTGAAGGCCAAGATAAACCGACCGGCATTCGAGCTGCCAGAAAACTTATCCGCAATACGTGCCTCGATTAACGTCTGCTCTTCTTCGGTAGGTGTTCCGTTGTTGAAGTTAATCAGCATTGACGGTGCTAGGCCATTCTTGATGTTGCTGATATGGTAGTTGGCTACCTCTTCCTCCAATTCGGCATACGGCAATGAACCTTGGTAGTCCGTGGGTGCGTAGTAGTAGTATCCCGCTTTGTACGGTTTAATATACAGAATCTCGATTCCAGCTTTAGACATACCAAACGCCTCAATACGTACAGGTACCTCTTTGCGTTGGGCTACTCGATTCCAGTCCTTTGCATAGTAGTACGCAGGGATAAACCCATCTTCGTTTGCACGTTCAGCACGCAAGGTCTCAACCGGGATATGCTCAACGCCTACAATCTTGGAATGGTCTTGGTTGTAAATCACCTGAAAGGCAGCATTGCCCATCATCTTAAAGTCACTAACGACTTTTTTAACGCAGTTCTTGGTAAACAACGACATCATCATTGCGTACTCATCTGGCTTTTGTGCTGCGTCTGTTGCTGCAAGACCTTTGCCGAAAATCATATCAATAACGCCATTGATAATAGCGTTGTTGGTAGGACTTCCATTGTAGCGGTCGATTAGGTATTGGAAATAATTGTTATCATCTCCGTACTCAATCCATTGCTTTCCACTAACCTCCTTTACCTGCGGCTTAACGTAGGAGTTCAAGGCCATAAATCGTATGTTGCTCATATAATTACGAACGTGTTATCTCCTGCCTGCTCTTGCGTGTAAACGCCATTGTTTACCGTGAACTTCTCGAAGTTTGTTTGGTTCGTGCAGAATACACGACCTCTGTATATCAAATTTACGCCATCAAATACCTCCAATAGGTAAAAGTTTGCTTCCTTTAAAGTCCAAGCAGCATTCAACGTCATATAACCGTTTGCGCTTGTAGGAGCGATTGTTTGCGTTTGGGTGGTATTGGTGGACTCATTCGTTAACCGTGCCGATACAGAAGCAGGAAACGAGCGAGGGATGATTTGCAAATTCTGCGCTGATGCGCTTGTAGTTAAAATGTTCATCTTACAAATAACTCGTTTGTTGCTTTTTGTATTTCTTTTCTTAGTATGTTTGCTGAAACACTTTCAAAATGGAAATTACATTTAAAGAGTCGGAGCTTTGGCAGCGCTACTTGTTCTGGAAAGATATGGGTGATGCTAGCAGAGCTAATTACTGGATGTCCAGAATAAAAGAACTTGAACAGGAGAAATAAAAAAAGCCACCTTTTAGGGGTGGCTCTTTATTTTGATAAAGTAAATTACTTTGGCGCTTTCTTAATTAGATTGTCAAGCTTAGTTGCAACATCGTCAATATCGCCATAGTCAAATACCTTTTTAGCAATCGCAGGAACTTCAACTCCCAAAGATTCGGCACTCTTAGCTAATTCACGTGCCTTGGTAACTGCAAGAGAATAATTCTTGTAAATGTCCTGGCGGGCAAATTGGGCTTCGGCAACAAGTTCTCCAAGGTCAGAAAACCCCCTTGACAAACGCTGATAGATATTGTAGGCATCATTTGATTCTTTATCAAACTTTGCATACAACTGCTCTAATTCAGATACCGCATTCAGCTCAACCTTAACTGCCTTTGCCGCAAGGATATTATAGATAGATTGTTTGCTCATTTTATTGTCCTCCGTACATTTTACGCATACCATTAATAACTTGATTCAAACGCTGAATCAATTTAACAGAATCGCCCATATCTGGGATTTGGTTATAGTCAGTAATGCCAAGTTGCTTTGCGTCTGCAATAGTAAAAGACAAATCGCTATCGATTGCATCTACACTTGCTTCTGCTGACTTTAACGCCTGCAAAAACTTTTGCTGCGCTGAATTGATAGTTGCCTCCATAGAGCGGAGTTCGTCATCAATCTTCTTCAATGAAACCAACGCTTGTGCTGGCTTGATTGCTGCTAATTCTACCTTACGAGAGTTCATCTCGTTCATAATCTTCAACGCCTTTTCCATTTGTCAAAGATATATTAAAAATCTGAACCAGAGACAATCGTAGAAATTCCAGCAGCAGACAAAGTACCATCCAAGAAGTTAGCAGGCAACTGCTCTTGGCCATTCAAGGTCAAGGTGTAACCGGACATATCGCCCATAGCAGCACCTGTAACAATCGTTCCTCCGGTAACCTCGCAACCGTGTTCCAAACCTGCAACAAAGAAATTAGAATTGCGGTCTTCTACAATCACGATAGGACGTCCGTAAGCCATCAACTTGATTTCCTTGTGTGATTGCTTGCTCAATTTGTGCAAGGTCAGGTTCAAGGTCTGGTCGAAGAAGGTGGTTCCGTTATCACGGCTTGAAGTGATTGCCTGCTCAAAAGAAGACGTACCCTTCAATTCGTATTTGTAAGCAGTCAAACCGCTTCCTAGCGTGTCGATAGCGTCTGTATTGGTTACATCGTAGGTAACCGTAAGATTCTGATAGTTCAGAAAGTAAACCGCCTGAATTCCACCTACAACGTCCTTGCAAGGTTCAATGCGGCCAAGGGATAATGCACAAGCCATTTTATTTTTGTTTAATTAGGTTAAAAAAGAAAGGGGTGGGGCGTCATTACACCACCACCCCCTTCAAGGAATTTAAGAACGATTAAGCTCCGTAGTAAACGATGTCGCTACCGATACCGTATTGGATACCAGCGCTCAGGCGCATAATCAAACGGAAGTTCTGAGAGCCATCGATGTCAGCCATATCAATCAGGCGAACTTCGTTCTTGTCGCTCAACAAGCCAGTTCCGAAGAACAAGTTTGACTTCTGTGCAGCCACCATTTTGTTAGAAGACAAACCATTTGCAACGGCAACCTTGATTCCGTCAAAGTACAACTCCTGGTTGTTGAACCAAGTAGTACCCGCATTGTCAACACCGTTAGCACCTACTCCGGAAGCGGCAAATCCACCCAAAGCACGTACGTAGGCCTTAGCCACGTTCTGAGGAACGTACAGGTACAAATCTTCCTTACCGTACAAAGCAGCAGGGATAGCGTCAACTACCTTGCCCAATTCGGTGATTACGTTAGAAGCGGTAACGGTAGTACCGGTTACATCGATAACGTCAGAATCAGCAGCGAACAAGGTTTGGAATCCTGCGAACTGACCGGCAGAAGCGTTAACGCCAGACCAGATGTTTTGCTCGATACGAGCAGCAACACGCTCAGCTGCGTAGGCAACGATGAAGTCGGTGAAAGAAGCGGGTACATTCTTGAAAGAAGAGTAACCCATTTCTACGGCCTGCCAGGTTTGTTCGAAGTCTTTCTTGCACATCTGCAAGTTAACTTGGAACTCTTCCAAGGTCAAAACACGCTCGGTCAAGGTAACGGTAGACGTTGGGTCGAAGTCGCAAGTAGCGTCCTTCAGGATATCGTCTGTGCTAACCTTTTGGATAACGGATTTGTAATACACGTTAGGCATTACTTCGATAAGACCTTTGTCCAAGGTAGGGGCGCTCAAAAGAGCAGCGGCAACGTATTTACCGGCAAATTCGCCAGCATACGTAGTAGTGATTGAAGTGGTCGTAGCCATTTTTTATTTGTTGATTTATTTGTTAATACGGGCAAGAACTCGGTCAAGAGCAGACTCCGGTGCATTCTGTGCGAGGTTCACTCGTGCAGGTGCAGGTGCTGCTTCTGGATTGTGGCGGATTGGCATAGCAGCAGGCATATCGCTTGACATCTCCTGCTTCTTCTTTGCCATTTCCTCTTTGATTGCTGATAACTCAGCTTTCATCTCTTCAATGAGTGGCATAACCATCTCCTTGATTTTGTCTTCCATCGTTGGCTCTACGGCTGCTTCAACCTCGATTTCAACGGATGGCTCTTCTTCTTCTACCTCGGCTGCT